ATTTAGAGGATTTATGGATGAAAGTAGAAATTAAAAAAGTGGATATATCTGATATTAAACCAAACCCTGATAATCCACGGCAGATAAATAAAACGCAGATGGAGCGCCTTAAAAAATCTCTCAAGGAATTTCCCGATATGATGGAACTAAGGGAGATTGTTTGTGATGAGAATTTAGCAATCCTTGGCGGAAATATGCGTTATCTTGCTTTAAAGAATGCAGGCGAGAAAGAAGCGATTGTCAAAATAGCTTTGGGGTTGACCCCTGAGCAAAAGCGGGAGTTTATTATAAAAGATAATGCCGCCTTCGGAGAATGGGATATAGATGCCCTGGCAAATGTTTGGGATGATCTGCCGCTTGTGGATTGGGGTGTTGATTTGCCGGAAGATTGGGGAGATATCTTGGATCCTAAACCCGTAGACATTGAACCACAGATCGACAAAGCCTCTGAATTGAATAAGGTCTGGAAGGTGAAGGCTGGAGACCTATTTCAAATCGGGGGACACCGGTTGCTGTGCGGGGATAGTACGAAGGCTGAGGATGTGGAAAGAGTTATGGGGGGAGAAGGTGTGGATGTTTGTTTGACAGATCCACCGTATGGCATAGGCGATTCAGAAAGCGAGAAAAACAATTATGATCAACATAACGATTCGAAAGAGAATTTATTAAAGATCATCAAGGGGTTTCTGCCGATAGCGCGGAAGTTAGTGCCTGTTGTAGTGCTTACGTCTGGAGTCATGAACCATTTTCTATACCCGCCGCCAACATGGACAATGGCGTGGTTTGTCCCTGCTGGTACCGGCAGGGGGCCTTGGGGTTTTTGCTGTTGGCAACCTATTTTGTGCTATGGAAAAGACCCTAAACTGACAAAAAAGAAAGGAAGTCATCCTGATGCGATAGTACACACAGAACGGGCAGAAAATTTGGGGCACCCCTGTTCAAAGCCTATTGATTTTTGGACGTGGCTGATAGAACGAGTAAGTGAAAGCAGCGAAACGATTTATGATCCTTTCCTCGGCTCTGGTACTACAATGACAGCCTGCCAAAACCTAAACCGCAAATGCAGAGGAATAGAGATAAGCGAGGATTATTGCGCTGTTATACTACAACGTATGGTTGATGCCTTCCCGGATATTGAGATAAAAAGAATTAAATCATGATTGGTTACACAAAAACAAAGTTAAGTAATTATGGCAAAAGGTAGAATATTATCAGATGAGGAATTAATACAGGTTGAGGCATTAGCAGCATACCTTAGTTCTGAACAAATAGCTGATTATTTTGGGATAGGTAGACGCACATTCTATTCTATTATGAAACGACAGCCAGAAGTCTCAGCACGTTATAAAAAAGGCAGAGCTAAAGCTATTGGAATGGTTGCTCATGGGCTGTTAGCTGATGCAAGAGCTGGTAATCTTACCGCTAAGATGTTTTATCTTAAGACACAAGCAGGATGGAGAGAGACAAGCAGGCATGAAGTTACCGGCGCAAACGGGGGTTCTATGAAAGCAAAACTTGATATCCGCAACGAAGGAAATATCAAGATAGACTTATCATCCAAAACAACCGAGGAAATAGAGGCTATCAGGAAGGGCTTGAAAATATTAAAGGATGTTGCGATAGATGAGCAGGAAGAAGAAGGCTAAAATAGTAATTTCAAAAGAACATATCGATATGGTACAGCCCTTGTATGATGTTACTACTACTATTTTGTGCCGTCGTTCTCTGTATTTTTTCATGCAAGAATTCTGGGACGAAGTTTCTAATGATACATTCAAATCAAATTGGCATCTCAAATTATTCTGTAATGAATTACAAACCATAGCAGAAAGGGTGTCGCAAAATAAACCAAAAGAATATGATTTGATAGTGAATGTCCCACCAGGGACAACTAAGACCACAATGTTTATGATTATGTTCCCTGTATGGTGTTGGATTAACTGGTTTTGGATGAGATTCATCACAGCTTCTTACTCATCAGCCCTTTCTTTGGAGTCTGCCGAGTACAGTAGGGATTTGATAAGATCGAGCAAATTCAAGCGGTTTTTCCCTGAACTCACGATCAAGCAGGATAAAGATACTAAATCTAATTTCAAGATTATCAAAACATCCCAGGAAAAAATAGAGTTAGGCGGTAATAGGTACAGCACGTCAGTCGGCGGTACCCTAACAGGATTCCATGGGCATATACTTTTAGTTGATGATCCTCTTGACCCCAATAGGGCAGCAAGCACTATAGAACTTGCAAATGCGAACAGATGGATTGACCAAACATTATCTACCAGAAAGATCGATAAAGCAATCACACCAACTATCATGATTATGCAACGACTTCATGAATGTCTACATCCAAATACAAGGATATGGACACAGAATGGATTTACTGAAGTAATAAATATAAAACGAGGGGAAAAAGTTTTAACAAGCGGTGGATGGCAAAATGTATTGGCAATAAATAACAGACCTTATAAAGGTAAAATAATAGGATTAAAAGTTAGTGGACATCCTGAAATTCCATGGTTAACAGCTAATCATAGAGTATATACAGCAAAAGGATGGATTAATGTTGGGGATTTAACTAAAAGAGATGTATTGTTATTTCCTTTACCAAATAAAAAAAAGAAGACAGCTGTTGAAATAAAAAAGTTGTGGCCTGCTTTACCATATAAAGAAAAAACACCAAAAACAATAAAACAAACATTTAATGGGAATGAAAAGCGAGTTCCTTATACAGAATTAAAAAAACTTGTCGATGGTGGATGGACTAGTAAACAAATGGCTGATTATTTTGATTTTGCAACAAGACAAATGATAGATTTGTACATAGCAAAATACAAAATTGTAAGAAAAAATGCACTAACTATAAAATCTGATTTACTGCTTGATCCTGATTTTTGGAGATTAGTAGGGTATTGGGTGGCTGAAGGTAGTTTGGTGAGGGGAAGAAGAAAAATAAATAATTCTGTTCGTTTTTCTTTTGGAAATAAAGATGGAGAATTAATAGCAGATGCTGTAAATATATTAAAAAAATATGGATTTAACCCAACAATAACAAATAATAAAGATAATTCATTTACTCTTTTTTGTGCTTCTTATCAACTTGCTTTATTTTTTGAAATGTTTGGTATAGGTGCTAAGAATAAAAAAATACCGGAATGGATGTCGTTTTTGCCAATTGAGTATATTCAGCAGTTCATTAAAGGATATTGGCTTGGGGATGGTTGTATCGCAAGAAATTATGCACGGTTTACATCAATATCGGTTGAATTACTTACAGGAATACAAAGATTGCTGTTACAAATTGGTATTGTTTCATCTATTTATAAGGGTAAAATTCCCATTGAACCATGTATTATTAAAACAGGGCCCGGTAAAGGAAGAAGAATAAAAGGGAAACATAATCCTTACGAGTTAAGAGTTGCAAGAAAAGATATAGATGCTAAACTTTGGAAAATAGGACTTGCTGATATAGCTTATACTAAAAAGACGGTAAATAAAATTAAAGATGGTTATCTTTATGTTAAAATATTGGATATTTTGGAAAAAGACTATATCGGTGCTGTTTATGATATTACAACGCCTACACATGATTTTTTAGTGGGATTAACTATGCTACACAATAGCGATCCATCTGGACATCTACTTGCCAAACAAAAAGCTAATCTTAAACATATTAGTTTGCCGGGTGAAATTCGTAATTACAGAAAAAGTTTAAAACCAGATAGTCTTGCAAAAAATTATGTGGATGATCTTTTAGATCCAAAACGTATGAGTTGGGATGTATTGAAGGATATGGAAGCGGATCTGGGACAATATGGATATTCTAGCCAGATTGGTCAATCTCCTACACCACCGGAAGGAGGTATGTTCAAGGTAGCTATGCTTTCTGTAGTAGAAAATCTTCTGTCACCTACCAATCTTACTGGAATGGTACGGGCATGGGATAAAGCAGGGACTTTTGGCGGAGGGGCTTATACGGTAGGATTAAAATTATATAGGTACTCCTCAGGAAGATATATTGTTGTAGATGTTGTTCGTGGACAGTGGAGCAGTGAAGAGCGGGAGAATATTATTCGTACTACGGCGGAAGCTGATGGAAGGGATGTTTCCATTGTTATAGAGCAGGAACCGGGATCAGGTGGGAAAGAATCAGCAGAGGCCACAATAAGAAATTTGGCAGGGTTTAATTGCTTGGCAGAGCGTCCTACCGGGGATAAGGCATTTCGGGCTGACCCTGTAAGCGTACAAGTTAATAATGGGAACGTCAGCATGTTACGAGGAGATTGGAATTTTACTTTTATAGAAGAATTACGAAATTTTCCATTTAGTACATATAAAGATCAAACAGATGCTTTTTCTATGGCTTTCCATTTTTTGACTAAGAAAAAACGGGCAGGGATGTTGTTTAATAGATAGAGATATTAAAAAAAAAGATGTGATATACTATGGCAACAAAAAGAAGAGAGGTATATATTATGAGAGGTTTAAAAGGAAGAGGCAGTAAAGGATCTTGCGGAGGTACTCGTAAGAGAGATGGTTCTGGCGGCGGCGTTGGGAATAAAGGGACAAGTCGGCAACCTGCTCCAAAGAAAAAGGGATAATAAGGTTAAATTATGTTTGAAAAAAACGCTGAAGAATTACAAATACAAGTTAATCGAATCAAGACTCTTTCTGAATTAGTTTCCAGGGCAAAGCTTGCATCAAAGTTAGGGCAACAGTATGGAACTGACCGGGACATTTATGAGGCATTGGGGTATCCCGAAACACTAACCTATAAAGATTTTGCAGCACGTTATGAAAGACAGGATATTGCGCGGGCAGTAATTGATAAACCTGTTGATGCTTCTTGGCAAGGAGGATGCCTTATCCAGGAATCTACGGAAGAAGATACTCCTTTAGAAAAGGCTTGGAAGAGTTTAATCAAAAACTCTGATTTGGATGTACTTGGTAAATTATGCCGGTTGGATAAACTTGCAGGGATAGGGAGCTATGCTATTCTGTTGTTTGGGTTAGGAGATGTTTCCAGCAGGGAAAAATTTATGACTCCCGTAGAAAGAAATACTCCATTGATATATTTACGTCCTTTAGGTGAGGGTAATGTTTCAATTACTCAATGGGAAACCAACACGCAGAATCCTCGGTATGGTTTACCTGTGATATATGAATTGAAATTATCTCAACCGGATTCTGATATGACAACAAGTTTACGAGTACACTATTCTCGAATCCTCCACGTTGCTGGCGAACTTTTGGAAGGGTCTATCCAAGGTTCTTCTCGGTTACTGCCTATATACAACAGATTGTTTGATTTGGAAAAACTTGTAGGCGCTTCTGCTGAAATGTTTTGGAGGGGAGCAAGGCCGGGATACAAGGGAAAAGTAGATAAAGACTACATGCTGACTTCAGACGAGAAAGCAGATTTTAAGGATCAGTTAGACGAATATGAACATAACTTACGAAGGTTTTTGATCAGTGCCGGAATAGATATTTCCGCCTTAGAGACGCAGGTAGCAGATCCAAGTAAACATGTTGATGTTCAAGTCCAAATGATAAGTGCTCAAACAGGGATACCAAAACGGATACTAACAGGGAGCGAGAGAGGAGAACTTGCCAGCACTCAGGATATCACCTCGTGGTATTCTTTGATACAGGGGAGAAGAGAGAATTATGTTGAAGGAACAATCCTCAGACCTTTTATCCGTAAGTGTCAGGAATTTAATATTCTCCCTCCTGTGAAAAATGAAGAAAAAGGTTACTCTGTAATCTGGAAACCAATGTTTGAGAAGTCGGACAAGGAAAAGGCAGAAGTTGGTGAGATACGGGCAAAGGCCCTTAATCAGTATGCAGCACAACCTATGGCAGAGTCAATCGTTCCACCGGAGGCCTTCTATAAGTACTTTTTGGGATTTGATCAGGATCAGGTAGATATGATTACAGAATTACAGGAAACAGCGATTAAAGAGGATGAGGAAGTAGTATGACTTTATCCAGTAAGATAACAGAGGTGCAGCATCGTATTGGATTATCTACAGATCCTAAACCTTCGGGTATGGCTCCCGGCTCTACTATCTATGAGCGTGATTCCGGAAGAATGATGATGACCTATGATGGGACACACTGGGTGGAGAAGTTTAATCCTGGAGTTCCTATCAAAGGGTACCAAGCATCTAATGAGACGTACCAATTCTTGCGATTGTGTAGTTGTTATGGTTCTTTGGTAATCTCTACTGAAGAGAGTGTTCAGGTTTCAGCGGGGAGGGATTATTATTATCACGATGTACTTGCTCCTCTTGGTGCCAGTGCTTCTCAAGATTATTTACTAACCACACCAAATTCAGATCTAAAGATATATTTTGATTTGACTGTTATATTTGGTGATGGTGCAGGGTCACTTGAAGTGTATGAGGGTGGTGATAGGGTAGGTAGTACTCTTCAAACAATAGTAAATAGAAACAGAAACTCTTCAAATGATTCTATGGTCACAATTCACAAGGGACAGAGTGGCGGAACGAGTGATGGTACTAAGATATATTGGAAGCGAACAGGTAAGGACGGGGGTAATACCAAGTTTGATGTTGGTGGAACTGTGGGAGTGGCAAAATACACGATATTGAAGAAGAATACTAAGTATATTGTTCGTCTTACTGATAAATCGGCGGCGGATAATAATATATCATTGTCAATGCGTTTGATTGAACATGAGGATGTGTTATAGCATGGGACTTCCAGCCAGAAAGATAGACATACCTGTTATCCAGAGAAAGAAAGCAGTAGCTGTTTCGCAGTATGACCCTACCAGAACAACCCACCTGAGAAATGCTTTTGTTCGTGACCTGAATAAACGATTCCGGGCATTGAGAGGAATAATTCGCAGAGCCATTATAGAACAGGATTGTTTCGATATGCTCGATAAAGAGCATCAAGTGGCAACTATGGCAACTTTTGATCTTTTCCTCCCCGGCAGAAAAGCTTTTGCATTCCCTCGGTCTGAAGAGAAAGTTAATGCCTTTATGATCTGGTTACAGGGACAAGAAGCAAAGGGAATCCTTGAAGTGGGAACAATGCAGCAGATAGGCACTTCAATCGAAACAGCATGGACGAATAAATATATCAAGGATTCATACCAAAGAGGAGTCCAGAGGGCACGATGGGAGATGAAAAAAGCTGGATATGAAGTGCCTTCTTTGTTAGAAACTGGTGGAATATCTGCAAGTATGGCAACCCCCTTCCATATAGAAAGATGTGGTTTATTGTTTTCCAGAACATTTCAGGAGCTAAAAGGCATTACAAGCCAGATGGACACCCAGATAAGCCGGGTGCTTTCACAAGGAATTGCAGATGGAAAGAATCCAAGAGAGCTTGCGAGGTTACTAACCAAAACAATATCCGGACCCGTAGGAGATTTAGGAATAACAGATATATTGGGAAGATTCATTCCGGCGGAGAGGAGAGCACGGACCTTAGCACGGACAGAAATTATCAGGAGTTTCCATCAAGCTAATGTCCAAGAAATGAAAAATTGGGCTGTGGAAGGAATTGTGGTACAGGTTGAATTTATAACTGCAGGCTACAAAGTATGCCCTATATGTGCTGCGCTTGAAGGAAAGGTGTTTAGTTTGGATGAGATACAGAACAAAATACCTGTTCACCCGTCCTGCAGATGTTGTGCAATCCCCGTGAAGAAGGAGAAATGATGATAAGAGCACAACAATGTAAAAAATTTCATATAGTTGTAAAATACTGTTTAAATTGTGGAAGTCCGTTACATTTAAGAAATACAAGAGATATTAAGAGAAAGAAATTTTGTAGTCATAGTTGTCGGGCTGCATATACTCATATTTCTTTCTCTGATAATAAAGATGCTCTTTTGGAATTGGCGTTTAATTATCCACCATTTTGGGATTTAGGCAATGGAATTACTTTGCGTAAAGAATGTCACCAAAAGAGACATCCGAATATAAATCTGTTTAAGAATGGAGAAAAATATGCCGTTGCCAGTTCCGCTTGATAGGGAAAACGAGAAATCTTTCATTTCCAGGTGCATGGGGGATGATTTGATGAACGAAGAATACCCGGATAGCAAACAACGGGCAGCCATATGTTACAGTCAGTGGAGAAATAAAATGAAGAATCAACAATACAAGGTGATAACAACTAACAATTATGTAGTTAGAACCGAAATGCACCAGGGTGTAAAACACTTGGTAGTTCCTGTAATAATGCTTAAGGAAGGTGTTCATAATGGCAGTGCGGGGCCGTTGCTCCATACTCAGGATGAGTTAGGTAAGTTTCCATCGGCATGGAATGGAATACCGGTGTTAATCGGTCACCCGGAAGAAAATGGTCAGCCAATATCTGCTAATTCTCCAAAAGTCATTGATCAGTCAGTGATTGGTAGGGTATATAATAGTAAGATGGAAGGAGGTAAGTTAAAAGGGGAGGTTTGGGCAGATGCAGAAAAGTTAAAACAACTATCTCCGTTGGCATACGCCTATATTATGCAACAGAAGCCGTTAGATGTCAGTGTTGGCGTTTTTTCAGATGATGAACCTACTACCGGTGAATGGGGAGGAGAAAGCTACACGGCTATTGCGAGAAACTATCGTCCGGATCATCTTGCTTTGTTACCGGAAGCTACTGGTGCATGTAGTTGGCAAGATGGTTGTGGCATAAGAGTGAACACAGAAGGGCTTTTGGAAGCAATAAATTTGGTAAGGGATAAACTTTACTCCTTAGATAGCGATACGGATTTATACTATCTTGAAGAGGTTTATGATGATGGTACTTTCATTTACAGGCGAGATGTACGAGGAGCGGGCGAGAAATATTATAAGAGAACATATCAAATCAAAGACGGGGAGGTGCAGTTTGGTAATGAAGAAGAGGAAATAGAAAAAGAAGTAAAATACAAAAAGGTGGTAACTATGAAACAAACAAAAAACAATACAGGAGATACTACGATGAAAAAAGTAAAAGAGCTTCTGACCATTGCTCCATCGGTATATACCGAGGATGATAAGGGGTGGTTAGAGAAACTGGAAGAGGAACAGGTTGATAAGCTAATCACTTGTGCCAAAACGAAAGAGGTAGTAGAAACAGAAAAGGCGAAAGCGGAAGAAAGAATTGTTGCTTTGGAAGGTGAAATTGCAGAATTAAAGAAAGAAGCTCCTCAGATTAACGAAGAAGCAGCTATGAAAATTCTAAAAGAAAAGGTTTCTGATATCAAGACTTTCGGAGAACTTTTGCCTGATGAATTGAAGAAACAGTTCAATTATGGACAGAAGTTGTATGACGCTCATCGACAAGAGTTGATTCAGCATATTCTGAATAATCAGGCTGAGAAGGTGTGGGATGAAGAATCCTTAAAGAAAAAGGATGATGATGATCTGCAAAGAACAGCGGATTCCATCAAGAAACCTGTTTCTTATGAAGGGGCGGCTGATGGATTTTTTGTAAATACGGATGAGGAAATTCTCCTCCCACCTGGGGTTGATGCAGAAAATAAATAACAATGAATCATAGGAGGTTCAAATAATGGCGAAAAATACGATCAAATTGAAGAAATACTCTGATGTTGTAGAGGAATATGAGGCCGTAGCTGCAATTACCCCTGGAATGCTTGTAGAGTTGACCAGTGCGGGGAAAGTGCAGAAGCATGGTAGTGCCGGACAGTTTGCGGAAAAGATTTTTGCCCTTGAAAATGAGTTAGAGGGTGAAGGAATTGATGATGCCTATGCTACAGGGGATCAGGTGCAATGTTGGGTTGCAGGAAGAGGAGACCAAGTATATGCTTTCCTTGCCAATGGTGAAAATGTGGCGATCGGTGACATTCTGGAGTCACATGGGGATGGTTATCTCCAAAAAGCCGATGCGGAATCTGCAGGAAGTGCTACATATCCTGATTCCGTAGTTGGGGTGGCACTTGAAGCGGTGGATATGTCAGGTTCTTCCGGTGAAGATCCGAGTGGTAGAATCAAAATCAGAGTTATATAATAACGAAGGAGGTAAACAACAAATGATTGATGTAATACTGGGAAATGGACAAGTATATGGTGATGTGGCGGCATATATGGCAGGTGAAGGAAGATTAAACCCTGGTAATATGCGTCCGTGGCTTGGTAAAGACGGGCGTGCTTATGTTACTGTATACACAGGTGGGGATATAAAGAATCCCAAAAACTACAAAGCTATACAGGTGAATGCAGCTACGTTGCGTAGAGATGAGTGGAAAATGCTGGATGATGCCGTTCTCAAGGTGAGTGAAACCCGTTTGAATGGTATTGCGGATCTCATTGCAAATGGTTTGACGTATGACCTCGGTAATGCAATGGGTACTACGGTACTTGAATGGCACGATGTGTCGGATGCTATGGAAGCTGATTTGACGATGGACGGAGTTTCCCGAAGTAGGGGGGATCGTCCTGTTTATCAAACAAATTATCTTCCGATTCCGATAATCCACGTTGATTATGAAATCAACGCAAGGGTACTTGAGGCCAGTAGAAAGTTAGGGAATCCATTAGATACCACTTCTGCTGAGAGGGCAGCTCGTAAGGTTAATGAAAAATTGGAAGCGATGCTGTTTACGGATACAGATTATGCTTGGGGTACTACGGATGATCGTTCCAGAAATAAGATTTACTCCTATCTTAATTATCCCGATATTAACAGCGTAACCCTCAGTGCAAACTGGGACGCACCTGGAAAAACAGCGGCTCAGATTTTGGCGGACGTCTTAAATATGAAACAGTCCAGCATTGATGCGAAGCATTATGGTCCGTGGATGTTGTATATTCCAACTGCGTATGAAACGGTATTGGATGAGGATTATAATTCTACGACTCCGGGGATTACCATTAGGGAAAGAATCTTAAAGATAGATAGAATCAAGGATGTCAAGGTAGTGGATACCCTCACGGCAAATCACGTGCTACTTGTACAGATGACAAGTGATGTTGTTCGGTTAGTACGAGGTATGCCTATTCAAAATGTTGAGTGGCAAACTGAAGGCAAGTTTATAACGAAGTATAAGGTTTTGACCATTCAGGTTCCTCAGATTCGCTCGGATCAGGATGGTAATTGTGGGGTTGTGTTGCTTGCAGCGTAAGTCGATTTTGATAAACAACATAGGAGATTGTGATGAGTGAAAGTAATGAGATCCGATGGAGAAAGATTGGCGGGGGCTCCCTCCGGTATATTCGTGGCAAGATTATCAAACCAAATGAGATTTTTATCGCACGACCGGAAGAAGTTCCTCTTGCCTTTCGCAAGCATGTAGTGGCATTGGAAGATATTCCGGAGACAATAATTGAACCTGTACAGCCTTTTACAGCTCGTAAAAGGAAGACTTCTACTGATACTGAGGAAGTATACAAGATACAGAAGCGTTCTTCCAGTGGATGGTGGGATGTAGTTAATTCTGTTTCTGGTAAGGTTATTAATGAGAAGGGCCTTCGAGAAGATGCTGCTAAACAGTTAGTGGAGGAATTAAATGTATGATTTGGTCTGTTCCTCAATTATGGAAAGATGCTACATGTTGGATAATTGGAGGTGGAACTTCTGTGCCTCAACAATTCGGAGTTCCTTTAGAGGTGATTCGGAAAGTATATGATGGAAGACTTTCCCCTTTGGCGTATTCTGATTACATGAGGCCTCTCCATGATCAGCATGTAATAGGTATCAATAATGCATATCAGCTTGGAACGTGGATTGATATCCTGTTCTTTGGTGATAGCCATTGGTATTTGAAACATCGTATAAAGTTGGCGGAGTGGCCTGGATTGAAAGTATGTTGCGATCAGAAATTTGCAAATCGTCCACGGAACAAGATGGAAGGTATTAAATTTCTTGAACGTGATAAAGGGAGGAGGGAAGGGATAACTTCTGATCCTTCGAAGGTTTCTTGGAATGTAAATTCCGGAGCGGCAGCTATTAGTTTGGCACATCATCTGGGGGTACGTAGAATAAATCTGTTGGGCTTTGATATGACTATGGATGTTAAAAAAACGTATAGTCATTGGCATGGTTCCCATATGCCTCCGGGGCAGAAGGCAAAACGTTCTCCTCCATTTGAAAAGCATTTGAAAGGATTCCCGGCGATAGCAAGGGACGCAAATAATTTGGGAATAGAAATATACAATCTCAGTCCTATCAGTAAGATAGATTGTTTTCCGATGATTACATTAAAAGAAGCATTGGATGGATCGTGATACTATATCAGTAGAAAAGGAATGGCGGAAGATAGGTGGTGGTTCCCTTCGATGGAGAGGGCAGATTATAAAGCCAAATCAAATCTTTCGTGCTGTGGAAGAGGATTTGCCAAAGGCATTTCGGAAGCAGATAGTTCCTGTTGTTCATGAGGTACTCACAAATCTTTCTTCTATGAAAAGCTTGAAAATATATTATGTTCCCAATGAAAAAACTTCACCTCGCTTTGCAAGGGCATTTGCAAAAGGCAGTGGTGGTAGATTAGTGGAAGGATGCGCATATCAATTAGGAGCTTGGGCAGGATTTGGTTCACCAGTGACGTGGTCAGGTTTGCGGCAGACTCAGAAGTTGGGCTTTGACTGGTATTATGGTGATCATGGTTATTTCAACAGGGGTAGAAGTTTTCGGGTGACTCGTAATGCTTATCAGATGGCATATATTCAGACTGATGGGTACAAAGAGACAGAAGAGAATCAAAGGCGATTGGATACCTGTAAGATAGTAGAGAAACCTTGGAGAAAAACAGGAAGAAACATTCTGGTATGTCCTCCTGATATTGGTATTGCTCGTTTGTTTGGGTTTTCTGCTACTACGTGGAAGAAGAAAATCATTAAGCAGGTGAAGAAATACACAGATAGGCCAATTGTAATTAGGGAACGCCATGATAAGACATCTTTGACAGAAGCGTTAAAAGATACTTGGTTTCTGGTTACTACATTTTCCAATGTAGCAGTAGATGCTCTTATTGCAGGAATACCTGTACATACCACTGATATTTGCGGGGCATTTCCATTATCCACTCCATTGAAGGACATTGAGAATCCTATGTGTCCGGGAAACAGAAGGGAATGGTTATTAAATCTTTGCGCTAATCAGTGGACATTGTTTGAGATTGCATCAGGAATGTGTTGGGATAGAATAGGGAGGGAAATGTGAAATTTTCCAAGAGAACAGGATGGTGGTTTCCTGATAAAGAAAAACACATGATACAGTGGATGTTAAAAGTAAATAAGGAAGTTGTGGGGAGAAAGAGTTATCAGTTTCATAAATATGAAGCATGTTTTCCATATATCAGATCATCAAAGGATATCTGTATTGATGTTGGGGCACATATCGGAACATGGTCGTATTATATGTCTCAGGATTTTCAAAAACTTATCGCATTTGAACCGATGATTCCTCATGCTGATTGCTGGGAAAAGAATGTACAGGCGGAAAATGCCATTTTGGTGCGACATGCTTTAGGAAATTACAATGGAAGGGCCTATCTTTCTACAAGGACAATAGATTCTTCTGGGGATACCAGTGTTGATGTAGAAGAAGTAGAAGGCGCGCAGGAAACCTTGATATTCCGTTTAGATGATTTGGGACTTCCGGAAGGAAGTATTGATTTCATTAAAATTGATTGTGAAGGGTTTGAATTGTTTGTCTTGCAAGGGATGAAGGAACTGCTCTTAAAACACAAGCCTTGCATTATTGTAGAGCAGAAGCCGGAGACTGGTGGTTTCAAGAGATATGGTATATCCAGCACAGCGGCCATTGGTTATTTAAAGGCGTTAGGTGCAGTTCAGCGCAGAGGGATACAGGGAGATTACATTTTAAGTTGGGCATGAGAGAATAATAAAAAAAATGGGTTATGGTGATGAAATAATGGCTTTGGGAAGGGCAGAAGCAATCTATTCCATTCTTGGGAAACCCGTAGCTGTCTATGGTGTGAGTGGCAATCCACGGAAGCATGTGATATGGGAGAACCATCCTGCAGTGGATAGCAACTCTCCGTTGCATATTATTGATGGACCTTCTGCTCGTCCGTGTATTCTCCGATGGAGTCGTAACCCAGGTCTGACAACTATATGGGACATAAAGTATCGTGCACGTGCAGGTCATATGCGTTTAACTGCACAAGAACAAGCTGAAGCGTTATGTCTGATTCCAGAGAGTCCATTTGTAATTGTAGAGCCTATTGTTCGAAAACCAAGTAGTCAAAATAAGAATTGGGGATTTGAGCGGTGGGAGGAGGTAGTTAAGGATTTTCCAATTCCTGTGTACCAATTTGACTCGGATGGAAAAACGAAGATTCTTCCCGGAGTGAACCCGATATATTCCCCGAACTTTCGGGTATCCGCAGGTATAGTAGAACATGCTTTCTTGGTGATGACGGTTGATGGGGGCATGCATCACATGGCTGCAAGTATGAATACTCCTGCGGTGGTAGTGTTCGGTGGATTTGCTGATCCGAAGATTACAGGGTATGCTTACCAAAGGAACTTCTATGTTGATCTTCCAGAATCTCCTTGTGGTAGATATTATCCCTGTGAACATTGCAGGAAGGCAATGTCTATGATTAAACCTGAAGAAGTTCGTCAAGCGGCGTTAGAAATGTTGAATAAAGGGAGTATATAATGGCACGAACAACAGCAGAGGAAGTTGCACAAATTATTGACACTGATTTAGACCCTTTTGTTATTGATACATACATATCTGGTGCTACTGAGGTGGTTACTAATGTGCTTGGGTCTGATACTACATTGTCGGATGGATTAAAACGTAACATAGAATTATGGCTCGCTGCACATTTTTTGGCGGCAACGAGAGAACAACAAATACAAAAAGCAGGCGCGGGTGGGGCAAATGTCACTTATCAAGGCATGACAGGAAAAGGATTGGAGGCCACTTTATACGGGCAACAGTGTCTTCGTCTTGACACTACTGGTAAATTGGCAGCACTTGGCGGAAAGTCAGCTAAGATAACAGCGATAACTTCATTTGACTGAAAGGAGTAGAAAGCTACTAAATTTTTCCAAAAAAACATAGGTTGAGTCGGGGTTTTTTGTTCAAGAAACGATTTTCTCGGGTAAAGGTATATAATTATATAGGAAAAGAAAAAGAATGGCTTAAAAATGGCAAAACCAATAGAAAAATTCCTTAAAAAATTGAGTGTACAAACTGCCGTGTATTGGGGGGCGCCTGTAAACGATGGATATGGAGGCTATACTTATTCTACTCCAGTTGAAATTGCTGTTCGTTGGGAAGGTTCTACAAAAGTAATCACTACTACCAAAGGAACGGAATATGTCAGTCGTGCGGAAGTTATAGTCAATCAGGATGTGGATGAAGAAGGGTATTTGCATTTAGGAACATTATCAGATTTGACGGAAGCGCAAAAAGCAGACCCTAAGTTAGTGAATAGTGCATGGAAAATTATGAAGTTTGATAAGATTCCTATGATTTTTAAGGACGATGAGTTCGTTCGTAAGGTATTTTTATGAGCACTGCAATAGAAAAAGCAAGCCTCCAGGAAGTAGTAAAAAACCTTAATAAAGAAATCAAAGGGATTAAAGGGCGTTCTTTGAAAGGTATGATTGAAGGAGTAATTGAAGTTCGGCGTGATATGGATAAGACGTCTCCTCTAATTCCGGTTGGTGAGACAGGGAACTTGAGGCAGAGTTGGTTTGTTACTACTTCTAAAGGGACAACACCACAAGGTAAATCTCCTAATTTCAAAGGGAGGAATGCAGAAAAAATGGCATCCGAACATTCCACGGTGAAAACAGTTGTCGTTGGAAGAGCACAAGCTAAATCACAAAAAGGGCCTGTAGTAGCTTTTGGTTTTTCTGCAAATTATGCTGTGTATGTACATGAAATGTATGGTGCTCATTTCCGACGTCCCGGTGCAGGTGCAGGTTTCTTTGTAGCGTCAATAAAACGAAACAAAGGAAAGATTTTGAATGCAATCAAAGAAAATGCGAAGGTGAGGTAAATGAACCCGACAAGTGTCGATATATGCTCATTGTTAGAGGCAGATTCCAGTTTTGGATTGACGTTTGCCACCAATCTATTTATTGGGAAAGAACCAGCATCCCCAGATGATTGCGTAATAGTTTTTGATATTCCTGGAGATGCTCCATTATTAACTTTGACGGGGAAGGATGGAGGCAATTACTATCGTCCTTCTGTCCAAGTGAGGGTGAGAAACAATGATTATTTGACAGGATGGGATTTAATTCACAGTATCCAAGAATGTTTGCATGGCGTCTGTGAATATACTGAAGATGGCACTAAGTATTTGCTCATCAAAGGAGTGGATGAACCTACTTTACTTGATTGGGATGAAAATGATCGTGCGAGATTTATAGCAACATTTTCAGTGCATAGAAGATAACAGTATAGAATAAACAATACAGGAGATAAATAATTATGGCAGGAGTAGATGGAACTACAGGAGTTGGAACAGTATTTCGTAGATGGAATACTACTAACAGTACATGGGAAACAATAGCGGGAATAACCAACATCGGAGGGCCTTCTGCCTCACGTGAAACACATGATACTACAGCATTGGATACCACGGGAGGTTACAAAACGTTCATCACTGGATTCAGGGATGCCGGAGAAATTACTCTTTCAATGATCTTTGATCGAACAGGATATGATACTATGCTCTCTGATTTTGAATCTGACGATGTGCAAAACTACGAGATTGTCCTTCCGGATGATGAGGCAACCTCGATTGAATTTGAGGGGTTGGTTACTGGTATTCCATTGACAATTTCAGAGGCCCCTATAACATTGGAAGTGACCATCAAGATTTCAGGGGCAATCACGGTGAACTCAGGCAGTTATTCTGGATCACCGGCATAAATTAACATCGATAGGAGAATAATAAAATGAAGGTATTGACAAGAGAAGGTTTGTTGAAGAAAGAGATATTAAGAAAAGAGAAAGTAGATCTTGGAAAGGACGAATATGTGTTTGTTCGTCAAATGACAGGACGTGAGCGGGATCGATTTGAGCAAAGTTTGGTAAAAGAAGTAATGGATAACAAAGGGCAATCTGAATTCAAACGTTCCCTTGATGACTTCCGTGCAAAACTGGCGGTTCACACAGTTTGCGATGAAGATGGGAACAATCTTTTGAGGCCAGAAGATGTTTCTACCTTGTCCCAAAATATGAGTGCAGCAAGATTGGAATTGATTGTGAACAAGGCGCAAGAGTTAAATAGAATTTCGGAGGAGGACAAAAAGAACTTAACAAAAAACTCAGAAGCCGTCCAGAACGCCAATTCTATTTCCGACTCTGCCGAGAGTTAGGATATGCACATCCAGATTATCTATTGGATGAGTTGACATCGAAACAGATTAGCGAATGGATGGCTTATGATAATATTGATCCTATTGGAAAACATAGGGATGATTATGGTTGGGCAATGATGTGTTCAGTGCTATATAACTTGGCGCTTGATATATATTCAAAAAAAGGATCGCATCCAAAACGAACTACCCCCAGTGATTTCATGCCAAAATGGGGCGTCGAAAAAAGAAGAGATGTTCAAAAAGGGCAGTCAGTGGAAGAACAGAAAGCTATTTTGTTAGGTTTGGCAAAAAATCATAATAGGATATACAATAAGAAGGGAAAAAAGCATGGCTGATCTGGGTTCTCTGATAGTTTCAATGGGTGCCGATTTAGGCCCTTTAAAACGATCTACAATGCAAGCGGAGGCACAATTTCATAAATTCCAAAAAGGCGGCGTGGCGGCATTGGAAAGAGTGAAAAAATCTGTTTTTAGTCTTAAAACAGTTATAGGCGGTCTGACCATTGGGATAATGGCAAGAGATATTATTAAGACTAAAAATGAATTTGTGAAATACCAAAAAACGCTCGAAACACTTGAAGGATCTCAAAAAGCGGCAAACATAAAATGGAAAGAATTGCTTCAATTTGCAGAGGAAACCCCTTTCAAAATAAATCAAGTTATGGAATCGTACAAAACATTGAAAGCCTTTGGACTTGATCCTACTGTCAAAACTATGCGGATTATGGGGGATACCGCGGCGGCATTAGGTGGATCAGATGTTATGGAAAGGATAGCACTGGTCTTAGGGCAAATCCAGGCACAAGGTTTTATGACGGCTCAAGATATGAATCAACTTGCCAACGCTGGAATCAATGCCGGGAAGGTAATGAAAGACACTTTTGGCGTTGCAAGAGATGAAGTCGCAAAGTTAAAAGAACAGGGTGTTACTGCAAACATGATAATCAATGCCCTGCTTAAAAATATGGGGGAAAAGTTTGGTGGCCAGATGGCAAAAATGAACAAGGAATTATCTGGCCAGTGGGAAATGTTGATTTCCATGTGGCAACGGTTTGAAGTGTCGATTATGAACAGTGGATTATACGATTTACTTACTACTTCTTTGACAGACATTAATGAAAAAATTATTGAGCTCCGTAAAACAGGAAAGTTGGATGAGTGGGCAAAAGAAATAGGGGATAAAATATCTGCTATTGTTAAAGCGTTTAATTGGCTGGTTACCGATGGAATCAATATCGCAATTTCAGCAGTTAAAGTTTTGATAGGCTGGTTAGTTCATAAATCTTTTACGGCTTTTCTCACTTGGACATCATTGGCTACTGCAGGGATAGGCAAACTAACTACTGCCATTAATCTGCTTCGTTTTTCTGTTAAAATGTTGGGGCGTGCCCTTCTTTATGGTCTAATCGTGGAAGGTATTTTGCAAGTAGTATCTGAATTTGAAAGGATGGATAAATTTGTAAAAGAAACTCCTGCAAAGTGGGGGGCAGCGATGCGATTGGCGATGGATAATGTTGTGAATTCGCTAATCAATAGTATTGTAGCTCTTGGGCACTCAATGAGTAATTTAATACGTGTAATTACTGATCCGATAATAGCTGCATTTACTTCTTTCAATATCTTGGATTTGATATTTGGTGATTTGACAAAAGAAGAAGCCTGGACAGCCATAACATCATCAGCGAAAAAAGCTTTCAATGATGCTTTTTCCAAGGTAGGGGATGACTTCCAAGTAGATATGTCGCGCCGTATTATTCACATTGCTTCTGATGCTGATAGATTACTTTTAAAGAACTGGTTAAATCCACCTAAACCAAGAGAAAATGGTGGAGCAAGATCCGGAGCAGATGGCAGAGCAAGTGGAGGGAATGTTGTTCCCATAGGTAACGTAAATAAAACGATAGATGCTTACAAGAAATTAATTGCTCAATTAGAATTTGAAAAATCTTTGTTAGGCGAAAATGAATCTGTCCAACGTGCTATGACCCTTGCACGTCAGAATGATATCAAAATAGGTTCTGCACAGTATAATAGAATCCTAAAATTAGTAGAGGCTTATGACGCAGAAGTAAACAAACAGAAGACCCGTAATAAAATTATAAAGGAAGGTAAATCTTTAACGGAATCCTTATTAACTCCTCAGGAGCAATACACCAAGACAATAAAGAGACTGAATACTTTGCTTAAGGCTGGCGCAATTACTCAAGAAACATATAATAGAGCAGTTAAAAAAGCGAAAGAGGAATTCGCTGGATTGGTAGATAAAGGCAAAACTGCCATGGAAACTTTGAGAGAGGCTGTAGAAGGATTTGGCCAAGATTCCGCTCGAGCAATTACTGATTTTGCTCTTCATGGAAAGGCATCTTTTTCTGATATGATTGATTCAATGATTTCGGATCTTATAAGGATGATGGTTTACCAACAAATTACCAAACCTTTGTTTAGTAACATTTCACGCTATTTATTTGGTTCAGCTAAAGGTAATGTTTTTCAAAACGGCAAAGTAATTCCATTTGTTCGAGGAGGTGTTGTAACTAAGCCAACAGTCTTTCCAATGGCAAATGGCGTAGGACTTATGGGTGAAGCGGGACCTGAAGCAGTTTTACCATTAAAAAGAACATCAGGCGGGAATCTTGGAGTTGAGGCATCAGGAGGAGGAGCAGTAGTGAATATCTACAATAATGTTGGGGCAAATGTAACAACTTCGGAGCGCAAAACTTCTGAAGGTATACAAATTGATGTGATGATAGATAAGGCTGTCGCTAAAAAGCTGAGTCAATTTGGATCACATTCTAATAGAGTTTTACGTCATAATTTTGGTGCACGAACACAATTAACCGGGAGATAAACAATGATTCCATCATGGCCTACATCATTACCACAAACATTATCTGTTATAAATTATAACCAATCATTTCCTGATGTTATAATAAAATCTGATATGGATACGGGACCTGCAAAAGTTCGGCGTAGATTTACTGCCGGGATAACTCCGGTGTCTGGAGTGCAAATATATACATCGGCGCAGTTAGTTACTTTTCAAGAGTTTTTTGAAGACACTCTTTTAGGAGGTTCTCTCCGCTTTTCCTGGACAAAACCACCTGCACATACCGAAGCATGCGAAATGAGATTTACATCTATCCCGACATTTACCATTTTGGGTAATGAGACTTATCAAATTGAAATGGCTTTGGAAATATTGCCATAGTTGGTAAGATAAAAATAGATAGCGGATAAACAAACAAATAATACGGGGATATGTTTTATGACTAATGTATCATTAAATTTCAGAAAAGCTGCATTTGCACAAGAAACTGGCAGAGTCCCTATTGCTTTAATTACTATTTCGCATCCTGATCTTACAGATGATATTAGGATAAGCACTGATCCGACACAGAAACTTGAAGAATATACTACGGATATAGAAAAGATTTACGGGACAATATCAAATGGAAAGACGTATTTTTATTTACCATTAAGCATCCAGCTTCCTGATAGTACAGAGGAAGGCCCCGGCGAAATGCAATTAAAAATTGATAATATTCACCAGACTTTTGTAGAGACAATCAGAAATATTTTTACTCCAGCGATTTGTCAGGTTGACCTTGTGATGGATAATGCTCTTGATACGATAGATGCAAGTTGGCCGGAATTTAGATTAACCAACATAGTATATGATGCTACGGTAATCACAGGAACATTAAAATTAGAAACGTTGGAAACTGAGCCATATCCAGCAGGGAAATTTGTTCCAAGTTATTTTCCGGGGTTATTTTGATAATGTGGGTTAATGATTATATAGGGATTCCGTTTGGCAAAAACGGTAACACAAGAGAAGGTTTAGATTGCTGGAGATTAGTTGTTATGATTTACAAGGAGAGGCTTGGGATTGATCTTCCAGACTTTTCGGGAATTTATGTTGATGGTTCATTGACTTCATTGAAAAAAGTAACTCGGATAATTAGAGAAGGAAAAAAAGAATGGAAAAAGGTAGATAAACCTATTTCTTATGATGTAGTTTTGATTCGGACAGGCAACATGTTGTATCACAGTGGGATTGTTGTGGATAAAAAAAGGATGCTACATGTAATGGAAGGAATTAATACAACAATCGAAGAATTTACAAGTTTGCAATGGCAAAACAAAGTTGAAGGATTTTACAGATATAATGGGCAAAGATATGAAAAACGATAGGGAAATAATAGTTTCACCCGCAGCTTTTCATGCTCCAAAAGCAGTTTATATCCCGCATGGCACAAGTATTCGCGGTATGGTTGATATTTTCTATCCTGATATTAATACAACCGTAATTGTGGAAATTGATGGCGAGCCTGTCCCTTATGAAAAATGGGATATTATCCCTGACATTGATTCTCATGTGCTTATAAATATCCCTTTGCATGGTGGTGGAGGAGGGAAAAATCCTTTACGAACGTTGCTTACAATAGTAGTTGTAGTTGCAGCAATAGCTGCAGGACAATGGTATTTGGCAACATATGGAGTTCTAACTGCGGCGGGTACATATACCACCGCATCGTTAATGGGTTCTTATCTGGTTAGTGCGGCAGTTATGACTGCAGGATCATATCTTGTTAATGCTATTGCTCCTGTCAAATTAGAGCAAATTGGAGGAAAAAGTCAAAAATATGAAGATTCGCCTACTTACTCGATAAGTACTCCTACAAATGCAGAAAGACCTTGGATGACAGTGCCTACGATCCTCGGGAAACATCGTGTTTATCCGGCATTTGGCGCCAAGGCATATACTGAAATAGTGGGGGAGAATGAATACCTCAGGATTCTTGTTGTATGGGGGTATGGCCCTATGCAAATTGAAGATATTAAGTTAGGCGATACCCTTTTATCATCATATAAACATGTGAGGGTTGAGACCAGAGAAGGATGGTCAACAGATACAGATATAACTCTTTTCCCATCATCTGTTAATCAAGAAACAGTTGGGGTGCTTTTGAAAAATGCCTCCGGACCTGTTGATAGAACTGCCCAAGCAAACGTTGATGAAATTTCTGTGGATATTTGTTTCCCCTATGGCCTTGTTCAGTATGATAATTATGGACATCGATTGTTTCGGAGTGTCACGATAAGAGTACGCTATCGTGAAGTAGGGGACGAAACTTGGACAACTCTTGAAGATAAAACATTTACCGATATGTCTACTTCCGCTGTCCGATATGGATGGAATTGGGAAGTTGACAATACAAAACAATATGAAATCAGGTTAAACCGTTTGACCCCTGATACTGATGATCAGCAAATTATGGATAAGGTTTATTGGACAAACCTCAGAAGTATCAAGACAACGTATCCCATTAATTTTCCTTATCCTTTGGCAGTAACTGCATTACGAATTAAAGCTACTGACCAGTTAAATGGTATGATTTCTAATCTAAACGCTGTAGTTACTTCATATTGTCCTGTATGGGATTCGGAAACGGAAACATGGGGGGATGAAGAGAATGAATATATCCCTACCAATAACCCTGCTGCTTTAATCCGTCATGTATTGACAGGCAATGCCAATGCAAAAAAGAGAACAGTTTCCCAGGTTGATAATGCTACGCTTGGAGAATTCTATGAGTTTTGTGAGACAAATGGCTATGCTTTTAATATGTACCGGGACTATACTTCCTCTGTTTTTGAGACTTGTCAGGATATCGCTTCTACTGCTCGATCAGCGATTACTTTAAAAGATGGCCTCTGGTCGGTTGTATCAGATACAGGAAATCAGACACTTGTTCAGCATATCACTCCACGAAATTCCTGGGGATTTAGTTCAAAAAAACTCCTTTATGAACATCCTCATGCTTTTCGAATCAAATTCAAAAATGAAAATAATGAATATGAGGATGATGAACGAATTGTTTATGATGATGGATACTCTGAAGAAAATGCTACATTATTTGAAACAATAGAATTCCCTGGTATAACTAATCCTGATTTGATTTGGAAATTTGGACGATATCATATTGCGCAGGCAAGATTAAGGCCGGAGATGTATTCTCTCTATATGGATTTTGAGCATTTGGTCTGCCGTAGAGGGGACAAGGTTCGTGTTTCGCATGACGTACCTCTTTGGGGGTCAGGTTCGGGACGTGTAAAATCCTTTACAATACAGAGTGGAAATATCACACACATTATCCTTGATGAATTGATTATAATGGAAGAGGGGAAATCTTATGCTTGTAGATTTCGCTTATCTGATGGAAGTTCATTAGTGTTGTCCATTGTAACAGACCCTGGAGAGACCGATATTCTCGAATTGCAAACTCCTGTCGCTGAAGAATCAGGGCCAAAGATCGGCGACCTTGCTATGTTTGGAGAAGCAAATCGTGAAACAGCAGAACTTCTTGTCCATTCGATTCGACGCTCAGGAGATTTTACTGCTCAATTATTTCTCGTGGATGTTGCCCCTGATATATACAATGCTGATACGGGAGAAATACCAGCATTTGACCCACAAACAACTCCTTCCATTGATATTACAGAACTTCCTCCTAAACCTCCTACAATAGAAGGTACAGCATCAGGAAAGGATGCTTCGACTATATCAGGAGGGGGTTCAGTATCATCTCTCATCGTGTATCTCTCTGCACCTGACAATGATATGAGAATCAGAGGATACAGGGTGAGGTATCGAGTAACAGGTGAAAGCCAATGGCAATACACACCTGAAATGGAGAATCTAACAATTACGATAACTCCAGTAATTGAAGATGTTGAATATGAGATACAGGCACAATCAATATCAGTTTATGGGGTGGCTTCTACATGGACATCAATAGGAACAGGGACTCCGGCAACGCCACAATTAGTGCCTGCGCATCCCACTGATATCGCTGCTGAACTGGTGGCCGGTGGGGAAGCTTATAATTATTGTGCAGTGCATGTCACTTTTACTCCTCCACCGGATCCTGTTTTTTCTCATTGTGATGTTTATGCCTCCAATGATGATATAGCATACCATTATGTAGGGACTAATAGTTCAGGCTCTTTTATCTTCTCAGGGCTTGGTTCTGTTTATGAGGCAGGTGATACCTGTTGTATTAAGCTACGCAGCATTTCGATATATGAATTGGCAGAACCTGCCCCTGCAACTTATGATGCTTCAGTTTTAATTGAGGGATATATTCGGCTTGGAGGTTTTTATGTAGGGGAATATTCTTTTAGGGACAATGTTAATGCAGATGATGCTAAAATCCTGATAGACAAGACAAATACTTTAATACGGCTTGGAGATAAAACCACCCCATATCTGGTTTTAGATGGCGATTATTCAGGTGTTCCAGCAGTTAAAAGCTCTGATTATGTCTCAGGTTCTTTTGGTTCTGGTTTTTTGTTGAAGCACGATCTCTTAGAAGTTGGGAACATAGCATCAAGAGGGATTATCAGAACGGCAGTCTTTCAGAAAGACGTAGTTTCGGCTGTAGGCGGAAATCTTGCTGTTTTACCAGCGGATCTTCTTAATGCGAATATGAGCGCAAATGATTCTGATGATGGTCTTGAAAGATTAACAGAGGCTGGTGATACAAGATTAACAGAGGCAGGTGATACAAGAATACTTGACGGTTACGCCTTTCTAACAATAGAAGGAAACGAGACTTTTTCAGTTGGTGATATTCTCAGAATCAAAGATGGTGCGCATGATGAGTGGATAAGGATTGAAAATGCGGACAATGCTCCTACATATGTCGTAACAAGAGACTTGGCGGGGAATTACGCAGACGGTTTTAATCCACAATGGCCAAAGGGAGCAAGTGTTGTAAACTACGGTCAGGCAGGAGATGGCGGAATCTTTCTGACTGCTTCTGATACTAATGCTCCACATTTATCAATTTTTACTCATGATGGAGAACCGTGGAATTCGATTACCACTCATATCAGAGAAGGCAATCTCAATGGTTACGCCGGGTATGAGACTGATGTTTATGGCTGGGCAAGCTATATTGATGTTAATAATTACATCAAAGTTGACCCTGTGAATGGTATTAGGATGTCGGGGGAAATAATAATCACTGGCGGTTCTGGAGTTTTAAATCTAAACGATACAGGAGCTCTTGCAACAAAAAACTATGTTGGCGAAGGAGATTTACAAAACACAGTCCTGAACAGGATGTTTCTCAATGCCGAAGTGAGAGAGAATATCGAGGCATGGCGCAAAGCAGGATCTCCTACATACATAGATGGAGAGAAGATATATGCAAAAACCATAACTGCTGATAAATTTGTGTCAACGCTCTACGGTGATATAAACCAGGCAATGGCTTACGTAAAAACGGTACTTGGCGCAGGGGATGAATTTGAATATGATTTAACTGATACGGATTTAAGCAATGGAAGTGCAACAAACATAGACGCCGACACACATACTGACTATGGGGTTTCAATTAGAATAGCTACAGCTCAAGAATGGGATGATGGTGGCGAATGGGATACAGGAACATGGGATGAACCCACGGAAAGTTCAGGCAGTTGGATTTCTTCTTCGATAAATTTTGGGGCTTCTCGAACGCTTCAATTAGCGTTAAGATATACTAAGGTTGAGGAAAATGTGTCTTCGACCACAGAAACGATTAAATTTCAGTATTCAATAGATGGTATAAACTTTGGAACAAATGCTCCTTCGTTTGATGATGGACTCTGGGAGACAGCTTCAATAAATCGAATTACAGGGAATGTCTATAAAGCATCAGGGAATCTTTTTACTTTTGCACATTTCAAAGTTAAAGTTGAATTAGAAACCACCTCAACTATCGACCGAATAATTCTTCATACAATGACATGTCTGGGAAATGTTACAAACCTTTTTGGGATGAAATGTAACAAAGCGATAGCTTCAGAAGGGACAACGATTGATTTAAAAGGTTTCAACTCAACTCCCGCGATAACAATAACGCCTATAGGAAGCACTCCTTTAGTGCCACTAATTACAGCGCAGTCTTCGAGCAGTGTTACGATCAAATTGTATAATTTATCAGGGAATGCAGTGAGCGGAAACGCAAATATAACTATGATAGGAATTTAAGGAGAAAAAACAATGAGTTATGACAGTTCAAAACCCGTGACAGGAGGGTCTCTTGTAGCTGCAGACATGCGGGAAAATTTCAGAGCATTAAAAGAAGATCAAATAGTTGATGCAGGATTTGTAAAAGGGCTTCCTGTTGATTTTACCTGTTCTAAAGATAAGGATGGATATACAAAATTACCAAATGGAATCATTATTCAATGGGGAGAGGGGCTAAGCACAATAGATGGAGAAGAATCTTTTAATTTTCCAATAGAGTTTCCAAATTCCTGCTTAAGTATTGTTACTACTCGATTTGGGAATAATGTAAGTATTCCGCTTGCGATTTGTGCGTTAGACACTACATATTTTTCTATCAACAGAGATGATAGTATAAACGGTTCTGTTTATTTTTATTACCTTGCGATAGGATATTAAAGAGGAGAAAATCATGACAGCAGAACAATTATTTCAGATAGTAGGTGAGTTGTTTGCCGAGAACAGATTGCTAAAAATTGAGATAGCTAAACTCCAAAAGGAGATAGCAGAGTTAAAAAAGAAAGGTAAAGAGAATGGCCAATGTAAAAATAACTGATTTACCAGAACTCGCAGCTATTCCAGATGGTACTGATCTGCTTGAAATAGTAGATGATATTGCGGGTACTCCAACAAGCAAAAAAATCAAAGTAGAAAACTTAACAGATTTATCAGGCCATAGTGTAACTGAACTTTCTGATATTACGAGTGCTGGTAGTGGGGCAATTATATCTGATAATGAGCGGACAAAACTTGGTAAGTTCGATGTTGGCACAACGGCCGGCCAAATAGCTTTCTGGAATGGGTCTGCATGGACATATGCAGAAACAAGTGAAATATTTTGGAATGATACAAGTAAAGGATTAGAACTTTTTGGAAGTGCTCGTATAGGGAAAACTCTGATTCATTCTGATGGTAGTATCGAATTATCCCACTATGGTACAGGAGATAGAAATTCTTATATAGATTTCCGTTCTGATGACGTAAATGAGGATTATAGTACAAGGATTATAAGAGGTTCTGGAGAAAATGGTGTCTTATCAATCATAAATAAAGGAACAGGGAACTTTAGTTTTGTTATAGGTGGAGATTTTGCTTTTCGAGATAGCTCTAATAATTTAATAATGGGATTAACTCCATCCTTGCAACTTGGCATTGGGACTGGTACGAGTAGAACTATCGGTCTATCTGGAAGTGCAATAAGGGTTGTCGGAATGGAGAGAAATACAACTGCTAACTCTGCTGGATATAACCTGATTCTTAATGCAGGCGGCGCTACAAGTGCGGCAACTGATAAAGCAGGTGGGGATTTAATTCTTGAACCAGGGATTTCGACTGGTAGTGCTGAGAGCGGTGTACAAATCCGAGGATGTGTTGCCGGTGCGTCTGGCACAGAAGATAGAACAATGACTACCGCAATGAGAGTTCTTGGGAATAAAATAGGATTTTACAACGTAACTCCAACAGCAAGACAGGTGCTTGCTACAGGAGCGAGTGCTACTGTAGATGATGTAATCACAGCGTTACAAACGCTCGGCCTTGTAAAACAAAGTTAATGATGAGGAGCAAAAATTATGATAGACGTTAAAGGTTATATTGAGAAAAAAGAAAAGAATTTAGTTACACTTATTAAAGCTGGTAATAACTATGCTGTTGCCTCACAAAAGTTTGATCCTGATTCAGGAGATAGATTGCCTGATGAAGTTATCGGTGTAAATATGAAGGAGCTTCTGGAAAGAAAACAGGTTTTAACGGATGAGCTTGCAGATATTGATAGTTTTATTTCTGACTGTGATGCTTTGGGAGAAGAAAAAATTTGATGGAAGAAAGAATAGTGACAGATTTTTCGGATATAGATAACAAGGAGACTAAAAATGGAAATAGAAAATCTAAAGTTTAAGGAAAACGTACTCGCAGTTCTGGTAAAAAACGGCAAAAAGAAAACTATCAAAGCCAAGAACATCATTGGTAATGCAGGCGACATTTATTATGCTCAAATGTGTTCAGGTGAAACTCCGACAAATGCTTTTGTTAATGCTGTACTTGGCACAGGGTCAACAGCGGCAACCAAGAATGATGACTACGATAACATGACTCCTATATCAGGATCAAACAAAGCCCCGTCATCCGGTTATCCCAAAACTAATGATGATGACGGAGACAACACAGACGCCGGAGTTGATGTTATTACCTGGAAATATGAATGGTCTGGAGCTGATTTCAGCGATACGGCAATCAGGGAGGGCACAATCACTATTGCAAGCCCGACTACTGGATCACCTATCTTAACCAGGTGGGTATGGGATGCTTCGTTTGGTAAGGATTCTGATACTACGTTGAAACTCTTTGTTAATCATGCGGCTAATGGGGTGTAAATGACAGATTATAATATTACATATAAGCATATTAAACGGCCTTGGGGGGAAGAAATAAGATTTTCTGCTATCGACAAAATAACTGGGAATATTATAAACGAAGTTATTCCATTTAAAGGGGACAGAAAAGATAAAGAGGAAATTTTAAAGATAATTTCAAATAGGATTGATTTGTTATCTCAATCTATTACCGAAGAACCCGATATGGTTTATACAAAAATTGAGGTCGAAAATCTTCTGAAAGAAAAAGGTTATCTCTCAGAAGAACAAAAATTAGAAGATTTAAAAGATTTAAAAGAAACAAGTACATTGCAGGAGAAAAAGTAAATGGCTACATACTACAGTCAAGCGTCTGATAACTGGTCGAATCTTACTAATTGGGATACTATTGAAAGTGGCGGAGGTTCTAATCCGGCAAGTGTTGCCGATATGGATGACGATACATTTATCATTAATGCGGGGCATACAATAACGCTTGATTGTAATATGTCAGATTTTACTAATGGTATTGCCGGATTAACTATTCGTGGTGGTGCTACTCCCGGAATGTTGAGACCTAAATATGATAGTGATGGTACATACCATTTAAAGATTAAAACAGGTACAAATATTGTAGGTACAACAGATACAAATAAAGGCCGGCTGCTTGCAAATAGTGATGGAGTATGGGGCAATTCAGGGAGCTTGCCTTTTGGCAGAAAATTTATAATTGATTTGCAAGGAACTGCTAAGATAGATGCAGAACATTTAGATATTGCCTTATATGATACGGAGCCTGAAAATAAGTATGTAAGAACTTGTGGGACAAAATATTCTTTTGTTGATGAAGATGTCGACACAACAAATAATACCATTAATATTGATCAAGGAGGTTCAGAAACAATATCAAATGGGACTCCTGTTATGGTTACAAGTTCAGGAGATGTTCCAGGAGGCTTGGCAGAAAATATATTATATTATGTTCGGCAAGCATCTGGCTCCACTATAAAATTAGCTACAGTCAATGATGATACCGCAATAGTTGATATTACAAGTGTCGGAAACGGAACTCGTTATGTTTATAGAGGACAAGCTTCTGGAACTAATACGGTTGGTGTTTTAGATGATGTAACATCAGACTCATTATGGACAACGGTAGAGGGGCATAATCATGTAGTATTGGTAGATGCAAAAGCTCCACAAAGTTATGATCAGCAAAGAGTGCAATTAACAACAATCAATGCAAATAATATTGTTTTATCTGCTAATGTAGATTCTGATCAATTTCCAGGCGGATGGATTGTATTGGTTAGTCGAAATGTTAGTATACGATCTGCTGGTACATCTTCAGACCAAGCGATTGTTGATTATAATAATGCACAATCTGCAAGTGGTGTTTTTCAATGCGAAATACGAAATACTGCAGGAAGTGGGACAACTTTTTATGGCCGTGGCATTAATTCTGGAACTGGTCATACTATATCAGGGTTAATAAGTGGGTGTAATTATGGCATTCGATATGGAACTGGTCATACTATATCAGGGTTAATAAGTGGGTGTAGTAATGGCATTAATTCTGGAACTGGTCATACTATATCAGGGTTAATAAGTGGGTGTAATTATGGCATTAATTCTGGAGCTGGTCATACTATATCAGGATCAGTAAGTGGGTGTAGTAATGGCATTAATTCTGGAGCTGGTCATACTATATCAGGATCAGTAAGTGGGTGTAGTAATGGCATTTATTCTGGAACTGGTCATACTATATCAGGATCAGTAAGTGGGTGTAGTAATGGCATTTATTCTGGAACTGGTCATACTATATCAGGGTTAATAAGTGGGTGTAATTATGGCATTCGATATGGAACTGGCCATTTGACAGGAGCTGTTAAAAACAATACTCATGATTTTAGTTTTTCTGATTATAATATTTTTACTCTCCAAAATGTTGAGTTTTCTGCTGGGGGATTATCTATTTATAGTAGGAATTCTGCTTTTGTATTAGGCCGCATATCCTGTGAAGATCATGCACAAATAACAGGGGCGCATAAGATATATGATAATATGGGAGATATTATTAAAACAGCTTGTGATGGTACAGGAGACGCCCCGAGTGTAGATCCTGATGGTGGACATGATTATTGCGTTGAATTAAGTAACATACAATCTAACTGTGATAGTGATAATCCTTTATTAGCTTTTAAACATCGTATATGGGCAACTGCAAGTGTATCTAAAACATATACATATAAAATTCAAACAACTTATGCTAATTTAGCCATTGATGATTTAGTTTTAACCGGAACATATCTTGATGAAAGTAGTGGTGGTCATAGAGCTACAATAATTGACAATTCTGCAATTAATCAAAGAACTGATAATACAGATTGGTCGCAAGCTTTAGCAGTAACAATTAACCCAACTCAAACTGGATGGGTAGATTTAAAGATTGAATTGAAAAAATATGAAAGTTTGAATGAAGTGTATATTTGGCCTGCTGTGGAGATTAGCTAATGGCAGTTAATGACCCTATTTGGAGTTATGGGGAAGCTAAACTTATAAAGTCAAGTGGTTCTACTATTACAGTTAGGTGGAGCTATGATGATAAAGATTTATTGTATGAGTATATAGCGGCGGCAGGCGATGCCATTATTAGAGTCATCAATGAAACACTACAATTCAGCGAAGCAACTCTAAAACTACAAGCTACGCAAAAAATAATTAATGAAACTTTGCAATTATCTGAATCATTTGAGAAAAAAGGCGCTACGAAAAAGGTAATAAACGAAACTTTACAATTAAGTGAGAGCACAACAAAAACAAGTGGCATGATAAAAATTATCTCTGAAACTTTGCAAATAGCTGAATCGTTTGCAAAAATTTCAGGAATAACCAAAGTAGTTAATGAAGCCCTTCAATTATCAGAATCAATCTCACGAAAAATAGGGATAACAAAGATAGTTAATGAGACTTTACAATTAGTTGAAGGGATGAAAAAACTATCGTGGACAACAAAGATAATTAATGAAACGCTACGGTTTAACGAAACGTTATTTAAAAGAGGCTCTACGAAAAAAGTAATCAACGAAACACTACAAATATCAGAGACCACCGGAAGATTAACAGGAATTACCAAAATAATAAACGAGTCCTTACAAATAGCCGAGTCACTTGCAAAGATAACAGGGGTCACAAAGGTAGTAAATGAAACTTTGCAATTAAGTGAAACAGTTTTACAAAAGACCGGAATAACTAAAATAATCAATGAAACACTACAGATATCTGAAAAGATTAAGAAACTATCATGGACGACAAAGATAGTTAATGAGACCTTACAATTATCTGAAACGTTGTTTAAGAAAGTATCCATTAAAAAAATAATCAACGAGACCTTACAGTTAAGTGAAAATATTGCCAGGAAGTCCGGTCTAATTAAAATCATTAATGAAGTCTTGAATATAAGCGAAAACATTATTAGGACTTTAGCCATAGCTCTTGGATGGCGGGAAGTTGTCAAAGGGGATAGCAGGATAACCACAATGATAACTGGGGATAGCAGGATAACCACAATGATAACTGGGGATAGTCCTTTAGATTAGAGGATTTAAAATGGGTAAGATTTATAAAAACCAAACTGCATTAACCATACGATTGACGACCCATATAGATATTACCGGTGCTACAGCATCAATAAAATACCGGAAACCGAGTGGCACTGAAGGAGAATGGCCGGGGGATATTATTGATACTACAAATGGGACAATTCAATATCTTATCCAAAGTACTGATGATTTAGATGAAGCAGGATCGTGGACTCTTTGGACGCATGTCGTTTTTGCAACAGGAGAGATTGCTCCTGGTGAACCTTTTAAAATGTATGTTTATCGGGCAGGATCATAGATTGAGTTAATTTTTATTAGTGGGGCGGATAATGTGGACAGAAGTAATCACCGGTGGCTCAATTGTAAGTTTAATAGGTCTTATGTATAAGATGCAACAAAGGAAAATTGATTCCAAGGTCGGGACGGCAACTTGCGAAGTACACCTTAATACATTCAACGATTTACTTGTTAAAGGAGACAAAAAGTTTGAAAAAATTACAGATAAACTAACTGAAATCGGTGAGACTGTTGCCCGCATAGATGAGCGAACAAAGAAAAACAATGGGAGAGTATAAAATGAGCATAATCTCAAAAGAGGAATTCGAAATGATTAATGATAAAAAGATCAAGCTGGATATCCTCTTTAATATGATGATGGATAAGAAAAAGACCAAAACAAAAAAGGAAGATGAATTAAATGACTCCATATATCCCTAAACATTTTGTATTACAGGAGTGGCTCCCGAAGGATTTCTACAACCAAAACAAAGGCCTTGGTGATAAACTCTGGTTAATGTTTGACTATCGTATACTATGGACATACGATAAACTACGAAAACGCTATGGTAAAATTACGATGAATAACTGGCTTTGGGGAGGACATAATCAATACAGGGGGTGGCGTCCTTTTGATTGCCCCGTAGGAGCAAAGTTATCACAGCATAAATTTGGAAGGGCGGGTGATGGTATTTTTGAGAAATTTACGGCAGAAGAAGTCAGGCAAGATATATTAAAGCATCAAAATGATTATGATTTCCAATTCATATCAGTGATTGAAGGCAATGTTTCATGGCTGCATTGTGATTGTCGAAACATAATCCCTGGTAAAGGAATAGTATTGATATGACAGATAAAGGGATAAACGATTTAAAGTTTTTACGGGATGCAGTCTTGAATGGGACTGCCAATGTGGAAGGATGCCTGTTGCAGGCACGCAAATATCTACGGAATATTGAAACAGCCATAAGACTTTATTCCGAGGATGTAAAAAAGGAGGTGATAAAAGATGAATGAACGTACTTTTGATAAGTATAGTTTTTTATCGAGGATGCTATGGAAATTTATATATCCAATATTTAAGAAATTAGCAGCCTCGACAAAGACAGACTGGGATAATGAGACGATCGAATTTATCAATAAAGTTATGAAATCTGAAATAA